AAAAGAATTGTCCTGCTCGACCGAAGAACGATACAGGTCAAAATTTTGATAACACATAAAAAAAGACCCCTTTCGGGGTCTTTCTATTGAATACGGGGGTTTGTTATGTGTTAGGTTAATACCTCCCTGCATATACGCTTGCAACTTGCCTGGTCATCTTCACATTCAATTAGGCAGTCAAAATAGTCGTTCATAGATTCCGTCTCCTCGACGGTGTACTCTGTCGATTTCCATTCTGCTAACTGATTAAAAGATACAAGGTTGTGCATTACTCTACTCCGATGGACGTTGAACTCATGATATAGGAGTTAGGGTTCATTGGTGCCTCCCTTAATTCTATAGATATTTATATAGTTTGTTCCTATCCCAGGACATTTCCGCAACGTTCCGTAATTAGGTAAATATGCTATAATCCCTTTAGACAACTGATTATTATGAGCAAAGAAAAGAAGAAGAGACACCAAGTCAAGTCATCCTGGTACTATATTTTCTGGGGTACCGCAACTGTAGCAGTCTGTTTAGGACAACTGTATGTCGGGACTGGATACAGAAAGATGGCAGAGAGTTTTGAGAAGGTTTTAGAACGAGTGGTAGTTGAGATGCCACTAGAAAGCGAAAGATTTTACTGACCACACATATGAAGGATAAAAAAGCTGCAAAGAAAATTATCAAACTTGCCAAAAAACACCCTGACTGGTATACTGAACAAGATGTACAGTTTGCCAAGATGGTTCGAAAGAGAATCAAGGCAGAGAAAAGGATAAAAAAACTGAAGAAAAATGAATTATCAGATACCGACCCCAGTAGTTGAACTCATCGTTTTAGTGATGGGTTTTGTTTGGGTAGGTTTATTATTATCATACTTGGAGGATAGAAAATGAGTATACGTGACCTAACCAAAGCAGATCATGATGCGGCAGAGCAACAACCTTTTGTCAAGATCATGTTTTCTGGTCAGTTAGATCCCAAGGTATATGCAATATTTCTTTGGAACCAACATCTACAATACAAAGCACTAGAAGACCAAGCAGGAAAGCATGGTGCATTGGATGGACTCACTAATGTCCAACGGGCATCAAATATCTATGAGGACTTTGAGGAGTTGTGGTGGGAGACCAATGAGGATAAGAGTTATTATCCACCTACTCTAGATACAACAGCAGAGTTTACACAATACATTGAGTCTGTTGATGACCCTAAGAGATTGTTTGCTCATTGCTATACAAGGCATATGGGTGACATGATGGGTGGTCAAATTCTTGCCAAGCAAGTACCAGGTAAAGGTAAGTTATATGACTTCCCTAATAAGTTGGAATTGCAAGGAAAGATCAGAGAAAGACTTAGTGATGATCTCGTCGATGAAGTAAAGGTTGCTTATAAGTTCGCAACTAATACCTTTAAAGAGATGTGGGATCATGTTGATAAATCCTAAATACTCATATGAATAAATTTCTTTGGAAAGTTTGGTACAAACTCAAGTGGTTATGGGATCTAGGTATGGGTGGTGCAACTGATGCTGTATCACATCCATATAAAAATGATCCACCACCTGATATAGGTACCATGCCGTATTCAGATACACCTAAAAAGGTAAAAGACCCATGGGATTAAGATCAAAAGTTAAGAGTGCATTCGACAAAGTTGTTGAATGGGACAAGAAAGCAATTAATTATGGTAAAGCAAGATTTGGATGGACAGACTACCAAGTAGTTTGCATTTCATTTGCTAAAGGTTTTATTATTGGAGCAATCTTGTTGTAATGGAAAAGGAGTCTATTAGATTCCATATCAGACAGGATGGTATGGTAGAAGAACGTGTCGAAGGTGTTTCAGGGACAGTCTGTGAATCACTCACAGAACGTATTGAGGATGCCTTAGGGGATTTAACCCGTCGCATACATAATTCAGAGTACTATCAGTCACAGCAGAGCGTAGCAAATGTCACACTTCAGCACAATCAAGACTAAAATTAAAAGTGGTGAGCAGTTGGTTGAAGCACTTTTGGACTTAGGATATGATCCACAAGTACAAGAGAATGTTATGGTTGTTTCTGATGCAGAGCATGCTAAAGGTCATCCAGACGTAACTGTAGACATAATGACCAAGGAAGGTGATATTGGATTTCGTTGGAATGAAACAACTGGACAGTATGAATTAGTTACAGATCTACAAACATGGGATAAACCAGTACCAGTAGAGAGATTTCTATCACAACTATCTCAGCAGTATGCTTTAAGGGTGGTTACTCTTAAGGCTAGAGAAGAAGGATATGAGATCGAAGAACAAAAGGTTAATGATGAGGGTACTATAGAACTACTAGTATCAAGATGGAGTTAAATGATTAACTTCCTCTTCCTACTATCTACCTTTATTCTATTCGTTATGGCAGTAAGATTAATGTCGAATGGATGGGGACTTATGACAGAAGAAAGACCGAAGATACCAGGATGGAAAGTACATCCTGAGATGGAAGATGTTAAACCAGGTGATGAGTTATTGGTAGTTAATTTTGATTCTTTTAATAAAGATGATGACGAAGAAGATGATGATGGGGATGTTTTGATTGCAAGACCATAATAGTTAATAATACCCATTCACGAAATAAATAATGGTGTATTAAGCGAGCCCACGGCTTTAAATCGTGTCTCATTACACTGTAGGGTATCACACCCTCGACCAACAGCATTTAGAAATTTGCGAGTATGCCCAAGACGCATACGAAGCAATGCAACACAGCAAAGAGGATGTCCCATACCTACGGGAACATCCTCATTTTTTTGATTACATCTTAAAGGAGGAGTGAAATGCAGGACGTTGTATGGGGAGTCATGTGGATGATGGCTGTCCTCTTGACAGGAACGGGATGGGTGATCTACTATATAATGCGTCTAGCATACATAGAGACCCGTGAAGGCGAAACTACTGTTACTTACCCTATTATTGGTACCGTTACCTCTGAAAGCAGAACCACAGAAGTGGAACGCGAACGAGTTGATCCAACGAATGAGGGAGTGGAAATCGGAGCAAGAGCGTACGCCCGTTGATGAATCCATAAATAGTGCACTACTAGAATTGGAGATTGACTATGGGAGCGATGACCCCACCGAGCAGGAAGAGCTGCTACAACTTCCGCGTGACGGAAGTGAACCGAGTATTGGACGGGGACACGATAGACGTGACGATAGACCTGGGGTTCGAATTGTACAAGAAGGAGAGAGTGAGAGTAGCGGGGGTAGATACACCAGAAAAAAGAACACGTGATCTCGAAGAGAAAGCCTTGGGGATCGACGCTACTAACTGGCTTAAAGGAACACTTGAGGACACTATTAACGGGGATAACGAACTTACTATCCGTACTGAGTTACAAGGTGGGGTAGGTAAGTATGGACGTCTTCTTGGGTGGCTTTATATTGGTGATTCGGAAGTGTCACTTAACGAACAAATGATTGAAGAGGGATATGCTTGGGAATATGATGGTGGAACTAAGCAGAAAAACTTTGAAGAACTACGTGAGATACGTAGATCAATGGGTACACTTGTAGAGGAACCTTCAGTCGGTGATCCACTACCTGAAGTACAACCAGTACAGAAAGGACCATCAAATAGTAGTGCAGGTATAGCATTCTAGATGGCAGTAAAAGAAGAAATATATTTAGGTAACCCGAATCTAAAGAAAGCAAACGTTGCTACCAATTTTACTCCTGATCAGGTTCAGGAGTTTATTAAGTGTAGTCAAGATCCCGTTTACTTTCTGAAGAACTATATTAAAATCGTATCTCTTGATGAAGGTCTGGTTCCTTTTGACCTATATGACTTTCAAGAGGATATGGTTCAGAAGTTCCATGACAATCGATTCAATATAGCGAAGTTGCCACGACAGTCTGGGAAGTCAACAGTTGTTACTTCCTACTTGTTGTGGTATGTCCTGTTTAATGATAATGTAAATGTCGCAATCCTCGCAAACAAAGCAGCCACTGCAAGAGAAATGTTGGGACGCTTACAATTATCTTACGAAAATCTTCCTAAATTTATCCAGCAAGGGATTCTGCAGTGGAACAGGGGAAGCTTGGAGTTGGAAAATGGAAGTAAAATTCTGGCTGCAAGTACTAGTGCTAGTGCTGTTCGCGGTATGTCCTTTAACGTTATATTTCTGGACGAATTCGCGTTTATTCCGAACCATATTGCTGACCAGTTTTTCAGTTCTGTCTATCCTACTATATCTTCTGGTCAATCAACAAAAGTTATTATCATATCTACCCCTCACGGGATGAATATGTTCTACAAACTCTGGCATGATGCTGAGAGAAATAAGAATGAATATGTCACTACGGAGGTTCACTGGTCTGAGGTACCTGGTAGGGATGCTAAATGGAAAGAACAAACGATTGCTAACACCTCGGAAGAACAATTTCGAGTTGAGTTTGAGTGTGAGTTCTTAGGATCAGTTGATACTTTAATATCAGCGTCCAAGTTAAGGACAATGGTATATGAAGAACCGATCAAATCAAGGAATGGTCTGGATATATACGAGGAACCAAAGGAAGATCATAACTATGTGATGGCAGTTGACGTTGCTAGAGGTGTAACTAAGGATTATTCTGCATTTACAGTTGTAGACACGACGTCTATCCCCTATAGGTTGGTAGGAAAATATAAGAATAATCAGATTAAACCAATTATTTTTCCCAATATCATTAATGAGGTTGCTAGAGCATTCAATCATGCATATGTAATGGTTGAAGTCAATGATATTGGTGGACAGGTAGCAGATATATTACAATTTGATCTAGAGTATGATAATCTTCTCATGTGTGCTATGAGAGGTAGAGCAGGTCAGGTTGTCGGACAAGGATTCTCTGGCAGCAAGACACAACTTGGAGTGAAAATGACAACCACTGTTAAGAAACAGGGTTGTTCTAACCTAAAAGCATTATTAGAAGATGATAAGTTAGAAGTTAATGACTATGATATAATTTCAGAATTGACTACGTTTATTCAGAAAGGACCAGCATGGCAAGCAGAGGAAGGATGTAATGATGACCTTGCTATGTGTCTGGTTATTTTCAGTTGGGTTGCTCTAACTGATTACTTTAAGGAGTTGCATGACTCGGATGTTAGAAATCGTATCTACCTAGAACAGAAGGAAGCGATTGAAGCAGACATGGCACCCTTTGGATTCATTAGTGATGGTTTTGAAGATGAGACCTTTGTTGATGAAGAAGGAACCACATGGCAAACCTCCGAGACTTCTGAATACGGAGATAAAGCATACATGTGGGAGTACTTATACTAATGATTTTTTGGATTGGATTCTTTGTTATGTTCTTCAATGAAGGCTTCGTTATGATGAGGCACGTATCACCGTGGTT